TCAGCCTTCTCCGGATCACCCTGATATTTTGCCAAGGTCCCATCTGTGGCTTCCACGCTTACCCCAGAGGCGGCAAAATCGCTGAAGTTGGCAGAAGGAATTTCCCGAAGAGAAGGTTTCAACGCTTCTAGGTATTTGTTGAACCATTCAGAGGCCCCTTCCTGTCCTGCCTTTTCTGCTGCAAAAGATGCGATCTGCTCACGAAGCTCGTCAGTGACGATCTTTCCGGTGAGAGAGGCTTCAGCCTCTTTCATCAGAGAAGCAGCGATCTTCTCGTTTTCCTGGTCCTTACGCCAATTCTTCAGTTCCGCGTTGTCGTTTTCTAACGCACTGAATTTGGCGGCAAGTTCTGGAGTCATTTCCATTTTCGTTCGTCCCTCTTCCCCATCAGGTTCAATCGGAGTATTCTCCGGTTTCCCCTCAATAGGGTCAATGTTCTTACGACCATCCAACTTGTCCTTGATCTCGCTAACTTTACTGCCGAGATCCTTCACAACGGTTTCCAAGGCAGCAAAGCGTGCAGTGATATCAGAAGATTCCATTTTGGCTTCTTCAGATACTTCTGCCCCTTCGCCCCCTTCACTGGGAGAGCTTTTTTCTTCCATATTGAATTTCCCCCTATCGTCAGGGCCTAAAGACGCTGCAAACTGGGCAGCATGATCCACTTTAACTTCACCAATAGTATTGTTCGCAAATTCAAAATGAGGTGGTTTTGTGGAAAGAAAAGCTAGTCCAGTAATTCTTCCTTTCTTATAAGAAAGTTCCGGACTGTGTGCGGGAAGTTCTCCCCGCTGTAGCTTCTGGAAGGTATTTCCATTAACCTTCACATCCCCAAAAACCGTCCACTTTTCATCTTTACCAAAGTTGTATTTCCCGACACGGTTCGGAAGAACGTAGCCGGAGAAGTCAGGTTCATTACCCAAATCCGTATCGGGATTATGTCTTACAAAGGCTGGAGCGCATCGATGGTTTGGCCCGTCATGATACTGGGCCAGGGAATTCCTTACGCAATCCTCTAGCTTCTCTTTATCATAAGATTCAGGAGCGTTTTTCACTCCTTTCGGAACTTCAGAAAGGATTGGTACATCCTTCAAGGTGAAGTATCCGTCTCCGGTATCGACCGCTTCGTAGTTCGCGCCTTTGATTTTAATCTTTAGTCCGGCTCCTTCAGCATCGAAACTAGCAGCAAAGTCTTTCTTTGCCTTACTAGGAGCGCAGTGGGAAATAGCAATCGCTACTTTTTGATCTTGGGGTTTATCTTCGTCCTTCATTTTCTTCAGCTTTGCGCTGATACATGCTTTCTCTTTAGGACTGAAGTCGAAAGAGGCTACATCCCATCCGGCCTCTGCAAACTCTGCTGAAAGATCTATAGATGAATCTTTATTCCCCATTGATCATAAATATGCAGCTAAAATGGGGACAAAAACATGTGTTTATGTATAAGGTGGCTTTCTATGGTCCATAGAGGTTCCATTACCGTTACCATTCTGGACGGTTTTATATTTCTTTTCTTCTTGAATAGACCGGACCAGAAGGCTGCGAATTACTTCACTTTCACTTAATCCGGTAGGGAAAACTACAAGTTCACGAAATTCCATAAGTAATCGGCGCGGAAGACAAAAGACCTTCCTGGTCATTTCATGAGAATAATTTACATTCGTAACTGTTCTTTTACGCTGTGCCATTTATAAAGCCCCTGCTTTAAATCCCGGATCAGGATGGGCCTCGTGAAAATTGGGGGGTATATATGGGATTACTTCTCCATTTTTAAATAACCCTCTTCGTTCCAAATCCCCTTTTGAAATGAGGTTGACTCCGTGACGGCAGTTGTACCCTAAAGGGGGTCGAATAATTGACCATCGGGGATCTTTCGCAGTGGCCGTAAATCCCATCGCAGCGGCATGGTTGGGTCGCTCTCGATCATCGGAAACTCCAACCAGTTCTAAAGCTGGGGCTACCTCCTGAACATCTTCATCGAGAGCTTGGGCGAAGCGGCCATTTGAAACTGCGTTCGAGATATTAGTCCGATACAGTACATCTGCATACCACTTACTCCAGGGACCGATCTCCTGCATCATCTCTCCGAATTCATCTATCCCTTTCCCTGCTCTCTCTACTTCCACGAGAGCCTTCTGCACTTCCTTGGTACGCCACATCGCCAATCTGTCATCGACGTTCCCTTCCGCAGCACGGGCAAGTGCGAAGACATGACCCTCATTATAAAGGCGTGTGACTTCCCGGTATCCTTCCGCAAGTTTGGGATCCCGACTCAGAATATCATCGATAGCTTCCCGGAAAGAAAGACTGCTAAGAGGAGTCTTGTCCCCCGTAGGTTGAAGAGGGGGAGTCTTCGCAGCAAACTTCGCACTTCGGTCCAGTGCATTCACTTCCATCAACACACGCTTACGTCCACGCATGTCAGCAAGGATCATCGTATGCTGGATAAGAGTAGCCATGTTCTTCCGCTCTCTCATCCTGTCTTTCCACGTTCCTTGGAAACGCGCCCATGCCATTCGCTTTACTGCGTCTTCAAAAAGACGACTATGCTTGTCAAGCCATCTCTCCAGTTCTTCCTTCCCGGTGATCACAGGTGAAACCTTTGTCGGTCATTCGGCGTTGGAAGTTGGATCGTACTCGCCTTTCCGTTCATGGGATCTCCGTCTTCCCACGCACGGGAAAGAGTAGTCACCATATCTTCGGAAGCAGGATAAATCATTCCGATCCCTGCCAATCGGAGCAGGCAGTTCTTCGCCAACGGCCTCATCCCCACCCCTTGGGGTGTAATGAGGAGATGTGTAGGGTTCTCTACAACAACAGAAGCAAGTGGAGGGTGTATATCTATCTCATCAAATGCACTTTCTGCAGCCCAAACCGCAACCTCTCCTACTCCTGAAATTGTCACAACATGCCACATCTTTTCGCTCATCATGCCTTCTCCGTAATCATATGTACATCTTGTTCCTGACAAAGGCGATATTCCACCCCTCCAACCTTTACGAATGCCCCTGCATACCTCTGGAAAATAATCTGATCTCCTGGAGATACTTCTACAGGCAATCTTTTAAGAGAAGGTAGGTGCCATCCCCCTGGTCCTATTTTTACCACGGTTGCTCGTCGAACACCACTCTGAGCGTTCTGTTCGTTGGGTAAATAAATATTACCACTTTCCGTAGTCTCTTCCTTTTCCGGCTCGATTAGGATGCTGTTAAACCGAGGATGAACATCCTTTATGTCCCATGTCTTCAGGTCCTTGAACTCCACTGTTGCCCATACGCCATGTTCCCGGACAAACTTATAATCCTCTCCCCCTATCCTCATATCTTCACCCATGTACTGGATGGTAAGAGCGTATTGCCCTATTTTTATATCATCAATGGGGATCCGATGCTTACTGCGTGTGTTGGGAACGGACCTTCCTACATCCATCACCTCACCGATAGCAAGTTCCGTCCCTTGATTGGCACTCTTCGGAAGATGAATTCCCCCAACTGACTTTTCCCTCCGAAGCATCCGGATCAAGACGTAATCCCCAACGCAGGAAAGAGTCTTGGGTTCTATCTTCCCCGCAGACTCCTCAATAACAGTTCTACTCATTACTTTCTCCCTTAAAATCCATGAAGATTTAATCCAGCAAACTTTTCCTTCCCATGCTCTTTGAGAAGTTTTCTAATTTCAAAGTAGTACCACGACTTTCCATCCAGAACGACCCTCTCCTTTCGATAGCCTTCCCACCACTTTTCGGGACATGCCATCAGTTTCATTCCATTCTCATCCAGAGCCTGTTCGTACATGGAATTAATTTCAGGAATAGACTTACGTCCCGGCCAGCGGAGGACTTCAGATAGTTTATAGTGAACGTGTTTTTCGGTAAGTCTCTGCCGGTGAGCAAATTGAAGGTGCATCACACCTCCGGAAGGAACCGTTTCTCTTTCCACCCTGGAAATCCCGTAAGGAAGCCTGTGATGATGGTGGTAACCATCACCAGCCGGTTTCCAAGTGAGGGAGGAATCATCTGCAAAAGCAACCGAAAGCTGTGATCGTGACCATACGCAGTCATCTGCCCTGTACTGATCTATGTCTCCCCATACAGGAACCATTGGGTAATCAATAGCTACGCCAGGTTCGAGCGACAAGATACGATCCCTTACACTGGGAAGAAGATTCGCTGTAAACGCTTCATCAGCATCGATGATGGCTACATGAGTTGCCGCGTGCTTACGAGCGAGAAGAAGGGAATGCTGCCTTACATCCATCTCGTTCCACCAC